AATGCAAGGGCAACCGCGCAGTCGCCAACTTGGTTGACGGTGTCACAGAAGTGTATCTAACCACCGTCTATAAGCTAAGAAACTTGAAATGACCGAGGACATATTCTCAGTGAAGCTGGACGCCCTACATAAAGACGTGAGCGAGGTTAAGGCCGCGTTGAACAAGCTGTCGGACGCAATTACCAAACTCGCCCTCGTCGAGCAGCAGCAGGGGCAGATAGCCGCCGCGCTGGATCGTGCGTTCAAGGCCATCAGTAAGGTCGAGGAGAGCCTGACCAGAGATTTGAGCGACCTTGACGTGCGCGTGGCCGCAGTCGAACTGGCGCAGCCAAAGCACAACAGCGCCGCCCTGTGGGTTGACCGAGCACTGGTTGGCCTTGCCGGCGCGGGCGTAGCCCTCTTGGCCAAGGGCATCCTGTAAGGGGACACGATATGAGTAAACCAAAGTGGTTAAAGATCGCGGAGACATACACAGGCTTGGCTGAAATCCGCGGGCCTAAGCACAACAAAGTCATATTAGGCTGGCTCGACAAGCTGGGCGCGTGGTGGCGCAATGACGAAACCCCGTGGTGCGGCGTATTCGTCGCGCACTGCTTAGATTTTGTCGATCAGCCATACCCCAAGATGTACATGCGCGCGAAGGCGTGGGCCGACTACGGCTCCCTGCTACGGCGCGACCGTTTGGCTCAAGGCGCGATCCTCGTGTTCGACCGCGCGGGTGGCGGTCACGTCGGCTTTTACGTCGGCGAGGACGCGGGGCATTACTTTGTCCTTGGTGGGAACCAAGGCAACGCCGTTAGCGTGATGAAGCTGGGCAAGTCTCGGCTGTTAGCATCACGTTGGCCGAAGGGTGAGCCAGTCATCGGCAAGCCCGTTTACATGAAGGGCGGAGTATTTTCCGCCAATGAAGCGTAAAGGAAATCGTTATGAAGATCGTATCTTGGTTAGTAAATCGCTTAAAAGAGCCTAGCACATATGCTGGCTTCGCTGGCATCGCATTGGCCTTCGGCCTGTCCGACGCAGAGTGGGCAACCATCTCCACGGCAGTCGCCGGTCTGGCTGGCGTAGTCGCCATGTTCCTGTCCGAGGCACCAGCCGAAGTAGCAGAATAATGAAGCTCCTGACGGCCTTGCTGGGTATCATCAACAAGCTCTTAGGGGCTTGGGGTGAGTATCGTTGGAAGCGGCAGGGCCGTCAAGAAACCATTAAGGAAATGAACGATGCCATCAACAGGCAAATCGAGCTGGGTGAGGCTGCTGTCAGTCTCCCTGATCCTGAGCGCGACGAGCGGCTGCGCGACCGTTTCGACCGTTCCCGTAAATAGCTATTGCGCTATTGCGAAACCCATATCCTACGACGCGAAGCAAGACACGCCCGAGACGGTAGCAGAAGTCGAGCTGCACAACGGCGTCTTTATTTGCTTGTGTGAGCAGGATTGCCCGAAAGGCAGCTAATGCGAAAACCTGTAACGGTAGACGAGGGCTTGTACCCCTATTGCACGCCGCGTCAGCGGGAAGTGCTTGAGGCCATAATCGCCCACGGTAGCGCAAAGATGGCCGATGCCGCTCTGGGTATGAGCGCTGGTGGCGCGTCTGAAACGCTGATCAACGTCAAGCGCAAGGCTGCGAAGGTGGGCTACGCGCCTGAATTTGACTTCACAAGGCCCGTGCCCGACGGCTTTATCGCCAAGGGCGTGTCGACCTACTACGACAAGGAAGGCAAGCCCACCGGCCAGTGGGTTAAGGCGTCTGCGGACGCGCAGCGGCAGCAGGAGATATTCACAGCCGCCGTGAACGCAATGGCGACCACTCTGCCGCGCCTCGAACCAATCGTTGCGCCAGAGCAGTTCAACGCCGACCTGCTGACGATGTACACGCTGACCGACGCGCACATCGGTATGCTCGCGTGGCACCGCGAGAACATGCAGGCCGACTGGGATTTGCAGATTGCGGAAGCCGTCATCGTCGGCTGCTTCGAACAGATCATCAAGTCCTCACCAGACAGCGAGACGGCCGTTCTGAACCAGCTCGGCGATTTGCTGCACTATGATGGCCTATCCGCAATTACACCCACAAGCGGCCACGTACTGGACGCAGACGGTCGCTTCACCAAGATGGTCGAGGTCGCCGTGCGCGTGCTGCGCCGCATCATCAACATGTTGCTGGCCAAGCACAAGACAGTTCACGTCATCCTCGCGGAGGGCAATCACGACATGGCCTCGTCAGTCTGGCTGCGCACGATGTTCAAGGCGCTGTACGAGAACGAGCCGCGCATCACCGTCGACGACAGCGCACTGCCCTACTACGCCTATGAGTTCGGCGTTGTCATGCTGGCCTTCCACCACAGCCACTTGAAGAAGTTTAGCGCGATGCGCGAGATCATCCCAGCAATGTTTTCCGAGATGTGGGGGCGAACCAAGAAACGCTACTGCCACACAGGAAATTACCACCACACCAAAGAAGACGAGGCCGCAGGTCTCAAGGTGTTCCAGCACCCGACACTGGCCGCACGGGATGCGTATGCCTCTCGCGGCGCGTGGTTCTCGGACAGGGAGGTGTGCTCAATCACGTACCATAAAAAGTTCGGGCAGGGTATGCGGGTCTACGCTTGCCCTGAAATGTTGGATGCCGTATGATGAATGCGGGTTTTCTGGTGCGCAAAACGTAAAAAACTGATATAGGGGCGCGTTATGGCCACGACAATGACATTCACGACGTTGAAACAGGACGTGCAGCGCTACCTTGAGCGTGGCAACACACTCGCGTCGGACCCTATAGTCTTTGAGCAAATCCCGCGTCTGATCAACCTCGCCGAGCGCCGCATCGCCCGCGAGCTTAAAGTCGAGGGCTTCATCAACGTCGTGACCGGCACGCTCTCTGCGGGCCAGTCCGTCTACCCTAAGCCTGACCGCTGGCGCGACACCGTGTCGATCAACATTGGCACAGGCGCGACCTTCAACAACCGCAAAATCATATTCTCCCGCGTCTATGAATATCTGCGCTCCTACTGGCCGAACGCGCTGGAGACGGACACGCCTATCTTCTACAGCGACTATGATTACAGTCACTGGCTTTTCGCGCCGACGCCGGACGCAGAATACCCATTCGAGATCCTGTACTACGAACTGCCGCCGCTGCTCGACGAGAGCGTGCAGACGAACTGGATCACAGAATACGCCCCGCAGCTCCTGCTTTACGGCACGCTGGTTGAGGCAACGCCGTTCCTGAAGAACGACGAACGCATCCCAGTTTGGCAGAGCATGTACGATCGCGCGGCGGCAATGTTGAACGGCGAAGATCTCGCCAAAATCCTAGACCGATCCGCCGTGCGCAAGGAGGCGTAATAATGTCCACGTCATTCACTCAAGTCTTCGGCGGTACAACGATATACCCCTCAGACGTATCGTATCTCCCACTTGCGCTGACCAGCGACATATCTCTTGAGTGGCCGCTTGAGGCCACCACCGGCAACAACGTCGTCGCCCGCATCATCGACATCACGCCAACCGGTCCGTACACCGTCACACTTCCCGACGCGATGTCAGTCGGCGTCGGCCAGACGATCCTGTTCAACAACCTCGGCCCCGACACAATCACCATCGACAACGCCGCAGGCAACGCGATCCTGAGCATCGGCGCGGGCGAGCAGTGGCAGTGCTACCTCATCAGCAACACCACCGTCGGCGGTGTCTGGCGCACTTTCCGTTACGGCGCTGCCGTGGCGCAGGCGCAAGCCGCAGCGCTGGCTGGCGCGGGTCTGGTTGCCTCTGGCTCGACCCTCGCACAGAATTACGAAGTCGTTGACTTCTCGATTACGCCATACAGCCTCACGGCCCCTGACCGCGCAAAGGTCTTTGTCTGGAACGGCGGCCTCGGCACGATGAACCTGCCTACCGCTGTCGCCGCTGGCGACGGCTGGTTCGTTCAGGTCCGCAACGGCGGCCAAGGCGATCTCACCATCGACCCAGCTGGTTCCGAGCTTATCAACGCGTCGTCCACGCTCCTCTTGCAGCCGGGCGATAGCGCCGTCATCGTCAGCGACGGCGTCCAGTGGTACACCATTGGCCTCGGGCAGCAGGCGGTCTTCGCCTTCGACTACACGACTATTGCTGTCACTGGCGGCACGTACACACTCGCTGGCTCTGAGTTGAACCGCATCGCGTACAAGTTTACGGGCACGCTGTCGTCTAACGTCAACATCGTCGTGCCCGCAACGGTGCAGCAGTACTGGGTCAACAACGCCACGACTGGCGCATTTACGCTCGGCGTAAAGACATCCAGCGGCGCGGCCACTCTGGTCACGCAGGGCGCAACGGCCATCCTGTACTGCGACGGCACGAACATCATCTCAGCCACCACCTCAGCGGCCTTTGCGGGCACAGTCCCAATTTCACAAGGCGGCACCGGCGCGGTTAACGCACCTTCAGCGTTGACCAACCTCGGCGGCACAGGCATCGGCACGTCGGTCTTTACGGCAGCCACAACATCCGCGGCCCGCTCTGCCATCGCGGCGGCTGGCTCTGGCGCTAACAGCGACATCACGTCACTGACTGGCCTCACGACGCCACTGAGCGTTGCGCAGGGCGGAACCAATGCAACGACGGCTGGCGCTGCGCGCTCAAGCCTTGGCGCAGCGGCGAGCGGCTCAAACGCGGACATCACGGCGCTGACCAATGCGGCAGGTATCCAGATCGGCGCGCCTACGCTTGGCGCGCGGGGTGCGGGCACGATCAACGCCACGGGCCTCTTCATCAACGGCGTGGGCGTCGGGACGGGTTCCGGCTCGGTGACCAGCGTTGCGGCGACTGTGCCCTCGTTCCTGTCCGTGACCGGTTCGCCGATCACGACGTCAGGCACGCTGGCAATCTCGCTGTCGGGCACTGCGCTTCCTGTCGCCAACGGCGGAACGGGTCAGACGACGTACACCGACGGGCAGTTGCTCATCGGTAACAGCACCGGCAACACGCTCACGAAGGCGACGTTGACGGCGGGCTCGGGCATTACCATCACAAACAGCGCGGGCGGTATCTCCATCGCGTCTACCGCTGGTGGCGGTACAGTTACCTCAGTGGCCGCGTCGGGCGGCACAACCGGTCTTTCATTTACTGGCTCGCCCATCACAACCACCGGCACACTGACACTCGCGGGCACGCTCGCGATAGCGTCTGGGGGCACTGGCGCGACCAGTGCCTCTGGCGCGAGGCTTACCCTCCTCGCGGCTGGCTCCGGCGCGAACAGCGACATCACGTCACTTACCGGCTTGACCACGGCACTGTCAGTCGGTCAAGGCGGCACAGGTGTCGCAACCACGCCGACAAATGGTCAACTTCTAATTGGCAACGGCACTGGGTACAGCGTTGCCGCGCTTACCGCAGGTTCAGGCATAACCGTCACGAACAGTGCGGGCGGGATCACTATCGCCTCTACTGCGGGCGGCGGCACGGTCACGTCAGTCGCCGTTAGCGGGGGCACGACAGGTCTTACCACCAGCGGAGGCCCGATCACCGGAAGCGGCACCATCACTTTCGCGGGCACGCTCGCTGTGGCCAACGGCGGCACAGGCGCAACGACCGCGGGCGCAGCCTTAACTTCTCTCGGTGCTTACGCCGCGAGCAACCCAAGCGGCTTCACGTCGAACACAGGCACGGTAACTTCAGTTTCTGGCTCAGGTGGCACGACGGGTCTCACCTTGACTGGCGGCGCAATTACGACGTCCGGCACTCTTACCCTCGGCGGCACGCTTGCCGTTGCTAACGGCGGTACAGGATCGACTTCCTCGGCAGGCGCTGCCACCAACCTCGGCCTTGGCACTGCGTCAAACGTACAATTTAACTCGTTGGGCGTCGGCACTGCTGGATCGGGTACTGCGGGCGAGATCCGTGCGACCAACAACGTCACGGCCTTCTACTCGTCTGATGCGCGCTTGAAAGAGAATGTGCGCCCGATTGAAAACGCACTCGACATCGTGACTACTGTCGGCGGCAAGACGTTCGACTGGACTGATGCCTACATCGCAGAGCATGGCGGCGAGGACGGCTACTTCGTAACCAAGTCAGATTTCGGTGTCATTGCACAGGATGTGCAGGAAATGTTCCCGCTGGCCGTTCGCACACGCGACGATGGCACCTTGGCCGTTGACTACGAGAAACTCGTTGCTGTCGCCTTCGCGGCCATCAAAGAGTTAAAGGCTGAAGTGGACGAGCTACGGGGCGCTAAGTAATGGCACTGCCTACCAGCGGCCCCCTCACACTCGCCAATATCCAAACTGAGTTTGGTGGCACGAACCCTATCGGGTTGAACGAGTATTATGCTGGCGGGGCGAACGTCCCTTCAGGCACAAGCGGAACTTACGGCGCGGTGCCGTCAAGCGGAGCAATCAGCATCCGTAACTTTTACGGCACAAGCAAATTTACGCCAGTTACGAACACGTATACGACAGGCACAGGCGCGACCGAGACGGTGCCTACAGGGGCCACTTCTGTTACGATTACCGTGGATGGCGGCGGCGGCGCGGGTGGCTTTAACGCTACCACCCTCGGCGGTGGCGGCGGCGGCGGCTCACGGGCCGTGCGGACTATCGCCGTTGTTGGTGGAAACACCATGACCTACACAGTCGGCGGCACGACGACGGGACGCACTACACAGGGTATCGGCGGTACAGGCAAAACTTCCTCAGTGTCCGGCACAGTTTCTGGCGGTTCGGTAAGTATGACTGCCAATGGTGGGATTGGCGGCAACACCAGTGCTGGCGGCACAGGCGGCTCGGCAACTGGCGGCACCACCAACACCAGCGGCGACGATGGACAAGACGCAGTAAACGGCGGCGACGGAGGCAACGGCGCAAGCGGCGCTGCGGGCGGCGTAGCCCCCGGCAATGGTTCGGCTCCCGGTGGCGGTGGCGGTGCCAGTGGCCTCGATCTGAGCAACGTCGTCTCCGGTACGGGTGCCCGTGGCCAAGTTTCGTTCGCGTACACGTAAGGATTACAGATGGCCGAGAACATTGTCCAGATAATATCAAAGCCCGGCATTAAGCGGGACGGCACGCGCCTTGAGGGCGACCAGTACGTTGACGGCCAGTGGGTCCGCTTCCAGCGCGGGCTGCCGCGTAAGATTGGCGGCTACCGCTCGATCAACAAGTTCTTGCGCGGCCTGCCGCGTGCGCTGCATGAGTATACGCAGGATTTGCTGACATACGTCCACGCCGGATCGTCCGACCGCCTTGAGCGCTTCTTCATCGACGGCACGTACAACACGAGCGTCATCACCGATCGCACGCCCGCGTCGGGCTTCACCGTAGACAACGGCAATATGTGGCAGTTCGCCACGGCCTACGACACGACCAACGGCAACCAGATCGTCGCGCAAGTCGCGCCGAACCTGAACTGCATATGCAACAGCGACGGCGGCGCGCTCTTCGTCGGCGACCTCCTCGGCACGAGTGCCTTGACTGAAGTCACCACGGTGCCCGCCAACTTCAACGTCACTGGCGGCGTCGTCACGCTGCCGCCGTATACGTTCGCCTTCGGCAACGACGGCTACGCGGCGTGGTCCGTGCCGAACGATCCGGCGGACTTTACCAGCTCTGGCGCAGGCAATGCGTACATTACAGGCCAGAAGATCGTCAAAGCCATGCCACTGCGCGGCGGACCGGGCAACAGCCCGTCTGGCCTGTTCTGGTCGGCGGACAGCCTGATACGCGGCACGTATGTCGGCGGCACGGCGGTATTCCAGTTCGACACCATCAGCGCGCAGTCGTCGATCCTGTCGGCCAACAGCGTCATCGAGTATGACGGCATCTTCTACTGGATCGGCACGGACCGCTTCCTGTCGTTCAACGGCGTCGTGCGCGAGATCGAGAACAATCTGAACCTCAACTTCTTCTTCGATAACCTAAACTATCCCCAGCGCCAGAAGGTGTTCGCGTATAAGGTTCCGCGCTTCGGTGAGATATGGTGGTGCTTCCCGTTTGGCGACAGCATCGAGCCGAACCACGCCGTCATCTACAACGTGCGCGAAGGCACATGGTACGACACCGAGCTGCCCAATGGCGGGCGCGGCGCGGGCCTCTTCCCTGCCGTGTTCAGCAAGCCGCTCCTGTCAGGCGTCGAGCCGCAGGAGGCCGAGGCCGTTGCGGCTGCGGTAGTTGCGGCAGGAACAGGTTACGCCGTGGGCAACACGCTCACTGTCGTTGGCGGCCTCGGCCAGCTTGACACTGAGTTGACGGTCACGACTGTCAGCAGCGGTGTCATCACTGGCGTCACCATCAGCAATGCGGGCCAATACACCGAGATCCCGACCAACCCAGTCAGTGTGACTGGCGGAGCGGGTTCTGCCGCGACGTTCAATCTGACGTTCGACAACCCGTACAAGTTCTGGGTTCACGAGGTCGGCACGGACGAGATCGACGGCCTGACGCTCAACCCGATACAGTCGTTCTTTGAGACTGCCGACTTGTGCCTGCCTGTCACGGCGCAGAAAAACAAGGCCCTTCAGGTGCTGATGCTTGAGCCTGACTTCGTGCAGAACGGCGACATGACAGTGGCCGTTCACGGTCGGGCCAACGCCCGCTCGCCGGAAGTCGAGACCGAGCCGATGATGTTCCCCGAGACTGCGCAGACGCCGCAGGAGCAGGTCGTCTTCTTCAAGACGCAGCGCCGCCAGTTGCGCTTCCGCTTCGAGAGCAACACTCTCGGCGGAAATTATCAAATGGGGTTAATCCTTGCGCATTTGCAAGAAGGTGATGGAACGACACTTGGCTGATGATTGACCCGCGCAACATGACTTGGCAAGACTGGGCCTGTTCAGTTATACTGTCCGTCAACGACGCGTGGGCCTTCGGCACGCCTCCCGAGGAGGCCGAGTGGCAGGGCTGGGCTATAGGGCTGTTGCGTGCCTCACCATTTACGCAACAAATTATTCCCGATCCCTATCAGTTCTCTGATTGGCGAGAGTGGGGAATGCGTGTATATCCAATGCTCGAAGGTACAAGTCAATGAACTACATCCCCGGCTTCAGCAACTATTTGGCGGCGTCCGTGCCCGAGTACGCGAACGGCGGACGCGTGGACTACGGCGAGCCTACGATGTACGGCGAGCCTACGATGTACGGCGACTACGGCGGGTATGGTGACCCTATAATGTACGACGCCGCGCCTATCATGGACACGCCCCGTCAGGCAGCGGTTATGCCGATGACGCAAGAGGCTGTACCTTACGACATGAGCAGCTTGGCTGGCTTGGACCTAAGCGGTCTGTACGGTATGAACTTCGGTTCCGACTTTGGCGGCGGTGCAATGGGCGGAATATACCCAGACGATCCAAATACAGAATACATCGGCGCGCCAGTATCCAACAAAGGCAACTTCACTGCGCAATCGGGCAATGCGTTCGTCATGGGAGCCGACCAGCCGGTGCGCCTCGTTGACCTTAACACCAACACGGTTATCTTCGAGGGCACAGGCTATGACGCCGCGCGCGAAGCGACCCGACTGGGTCAGAACCTGAGCGACACAATGGGCCGCAAGGCGTCGTACGACATCCAAACCGCAGACCCGTCTGGCGTGTACACGACCGTTGCCAACGAGAAGAAGAACAAGAGCACGCTGGGCGAGATTGCCAATGTGGCGGGGACGGCGTTGCCTATCGCCGTGAGCCTCATCCCCGGTCTCCAATTCCTTGGTCCCATTGCGTCAGCCGCTCTCGCGGGTGGCGCGGGTGCCGCGTTGAAGGGCCAAAACATACTCAAGGGCGCTGCTATGGGCGGCTTGTCTGCGGCTGGCGGCCAAGTGCTCGGACCAGCACTCGGAGCCGGAGGCGCTCTCGGCACTAATCTGGCACCAAAACTCGCCACTGCAATAGGTACGGGCCTCGGTTCGACGGCGGGCGGCTTGGTTACCGGCCAGAGCCTGAAAAACTCTCTCCTTGGCGGCGTCGCTTCCGGCGCGCTCAGTTACGTCGCGCCTGACATCCAACGCGAATTAGGAATAAGCTCTAAGTCTGGTAGTATCTTCCGTGGCGGCAACACCAGCGCAAGCACTGGCGGCGCTGATAGTAGTGCCGTCTACGGCGGGCCAAACGCTGAAATTGTAGTCAACGCGCCTGCCTTCTCAACCCCGAACGTAAATCTCGGTGGGTTCAAAACGCCCGCTCAGAACTATCTGAGGGACGCCGCCGCAGACGACGTAATCAACCCCGAAACGCGCACGCCTTACAACACTGGGTATGATGGCGATCTCATCAACGTCACTGGCTCAGTCCCCGGTGCGGTCACTGGCGGTGTGCCTGTCACGGGTGGCGGCCTGTCACCTGAAATACTTCGCGCGATTAACGAGCCCGCCCAGACGGCGGCGGATGATAGCGAAATCATAAAGGTCACCGGACAACTCCCCGGCGCGGTTACCGGCGGTTTCACAGGAAACCCAGCGGTGGACCGGCTTCTTCCACCAGAAATGGCGGAACTCGGTGACGACACCATCAAGGTAACAGGCAGAAGGACCATCCCCGGCGCGGTTACTGGTGGATTAGACTTAGGTGCCCTTACCGCCGCAGCTCCAGCGGGTTCGCCAAACGATATTGTTGTAAAGGCTACTACAAGGACCACACCGAGCCCCGGCCTTACTTTGACGCCAGAGTTGCTCACCGATGTCAACCAGAAGTCGGAAGCCGAAAGAAAGGCTGAAGAAGAGCGGAAGAAACTCGGCCTTGAAGAGTATCTGCGCATTGCAGGTCTCGCCTCTGGCCTCATCGGTGGGGGCGGCGGTGGCTCAGGCTCGTCAGGCACATACGGCGGCGGCGGCACTGGTCGCCTGAACCCAATCTTCTCGGCCAAGCTGCCATCCGCAGGTGGCCTCGGTGTGAACCGCACAGCGCGTCCGCTGGGCGACCAAGACTGGCTGACTTACGCCACACGGCCTGAGCTTAACTTCTTCGACTACGCGGCGCGATCCAACCCTGCGCCTGTCACAACGCCCGTACCCGGAAACCCCGCTGGCCCAATCATGGCCGAGCGCGATCCAATGCGGTTCGCAAAGGGCGGCCGCAGCCAATTTGCAGTCAACGGCGCTGGCACTGGTCGCAGCGATGACATCCCTGCGGTGTTGTCCGACGGCGAATATGTCATCGACGCCGAGACTGTCGCCCTTCTGGGTGACGGGTCGAGCAAGGCTGGCGCAAAGAAACTGGACGAACTTCGGATCAAAGTTCGTAAACACAAGGGCAAGAAGTTGGCAAAGGGCCGTTTTAGTGCTAATGCCAAGAAGCCCGAAGCATATCTGTCTGGAGGACGCATTTAATGGCTGATCGTAACGCATTCATGTCTGAAGGGGCGGCCCCGATCCCACAAGGCTCGGCCCTCACGGACATGACCAAGCAGACGGTGATGCCTGACTGGTACACCAACTACGCGATGGACGTTCTGGCGGGTCAGAATGCTATAGCTAGACGTCCCTACGAGACAGCGCCGATGCCGCGCGTTGCGGCCTTCACGCCGACGCAGCAGCAAGCCTTTGGCATGACCGGCACCGCCGCCACGGCGTATCAGCCACTGTTCAACCAAGCCACAGGCGTTGCGCAAAGCGCCGCAAACGCACCGGGCGCGTTAAACACCGCGCAGCCGTTCTTGACACAAGCCGGTCAGACATCCGTGTCGAACATCGGCCAGTACATGAACCCGTACAATGAGGCCGTCATCAACCGCATCGGCGAGCTGGGCACGCGCAATCTTACGGAGAACCTCCTCCCCGCCGTTGAAGGCCGCTACATCCAAGCCGGACAGCTCGGCTTCGGCGGTCGCGGGGGCATGGGCGGCACTCCGTCGGGTATGATGACCGACACCTCGCGCGCCGTCCGTGACGTCAGCGCCGACATCCTCGCGCAGCAGACTGAAGCGTTGCAGCAAGGCTACACGCAGGCCGCAGGGCTTGCAGGCACCGATCTCAACCGCTTCGGCAACCTCGCTGGTACTGCCGGTAATCTCGCGCAGACGCAACAAGAACAGCAGCTCGCCGCCTCTGGCGCTTTGTCCAACCTCGGCGCACGGGCGCAAGATCTCGGCCTTGCAGGCGCGGGTGCGCTTAGTGGCGTCGGCGCGCTGGAGCAGCAACAGGGCCAGAAGAACCTCGACGTGGCATACGCCGACTTCCTGCGTCAGCAGGGCTACCCGCAAGAGCAGATCAACAACATGATAAACACCTTCAAGGGCGTCGTCACTGGCATTCCGAACGCAGAGACGACGTACGGTATATCGCCGTCGGGCGTTAAGCAGGAATACACATCGACCGGACAGGACATTGCCAGTGCACTGACCGCTGCGGCGGGCCTTTACGGCAAGATTAAGGGGATTTGATTGTGCAAGACACAACCCTTACGCCGTTCCAGATAGAACACATTCGTAAAATGAAGCAAGGCTTAGGCATGCTGCCAGCGGCAGCCGACGCAGAGGAAGAGACGATGGACGAAGAATTGGGTGCTCTCAGCGCCAT